GTTTCTTTTCCTTCTGATTTAAGAACTCATTCGTAAGGGTGCGGATAACGTTTGACACGATATCCTCCTTAGGAATGGGCAAGTCGAGGACTTTGCAGGCTTGTAGAAGTCCAAGTTCCTTAACTTTACTTTCAAAAACGGAAGAGAATTGGAATCCTCGGATGGAATTTACCGCGGTAAGCGACTTTGCAGAAGCAAGTTCAGCAGCTGAAAGGTTTCCGTCTGATGCCCTTTGTATCATGACCTTAGTAAGGGACATGAAGAAGGGCCAGAACATCTTTATCTCTCCTTTTAAAAGAAGGTCAAAACCTCCTAAAAGGGGCGGAAGACAAAGATGTAATAATCTCTTACCACCTGGTAAGTATTGGCCCATACGCATTATGAAGCGTGCACGGACCATAAACTTAAACCAGTAGGGGTAAGAATCTTCACACAGATATTGGAGACTACGACCAAGAGCGTAGCCCTTTCCAATAGCTGGGTTACTGTCTTCATTCTGCTCAGTAGAGCGAGAATAGGGAGATAATAGACGTACTTTTACCGAATCAACCCAAATGGAGCGGTCATAATCTGCTCCGCCTCGGGCTATTAGGTGGATAGGGACATTTATATCCTTACCTTCAAAGTACAAAATCTTCTCACAGAATTTCACAGCAAGTTTAGACATGCCGTGTTTTTCTGGTGAAATCCTAGAGCCGTATCTTCTATGGTTATAGGAGATACGTTCTAGATACTTTCGTGGACCTATCGCAATGTGGTCGTCTCCGGCCACATGATAGCATCTCCAACTTGCTGTGGGTAAGGAGTGAGGTAGCACGTCACACTGCTGTGACGCGCAAAAAGCCTCCTCCTCGACAGACAAGTTGAGGATGGTTAGAACCGCTTTTGCAAGTGGCTCACCCATGAAAACAGCACGTTTTTTGATAAACGTTAGCTCTGACTTCCGCTTAATGCGGACAGTGACCAGCTTGTCACTGGAGGCCAGAATTAACGCCAAATCAATGTTACGTGTATCATTCATATCTAGACCTCTGCAAAATCCCCTGATAAGGGTTTGAGCAACAGGATGTGGGATAACATCTGTTGCCTCGCTAAGATCTGATGAAAGGATGTAAAATCCTTCAGGAAAATCTTTACAGCGAGAGAGGTTTTCTAGATAGAGCCAAGCCTGATCAGCCTTTGTTAATCCGCCAACGGCAGCCGGATGGCTTTGGAGACACTTGCGTAGGAAGTGTCCCGCCGGTTGCTGTAGGATTATAACCCACCAAAGGGTGACAGTAACAATTCTTGCTTTACCTCCATTTTCCGGTACCGTAGCAGTACGGACAGGAAGAGGAGGGAAGTCATAACAGAGATCAAGTGAGTTGTCGAATACACCCCACTCCTTTGCTCTAAGAAGTGCGAGTGCATATATCTGATAACCAACCACTTCATCGAGACCCCACCTCCTTTCGTTGGTAGGGAAGCGCTCGAGTCCATCTAGGTGGAGATCTCCCATTTTAACATCCTTAGGAACAATGGGTCTAAACTGGCGAAACCATGTTTGCCAGCGAGGAACACCCACGACGTCGTTTCCGAC